TGCGGATCAAAACTGATTGTTCACCCTGGTCCACCTGGATCGAGATCAACAAGCCATAAAATAAATACCCGGACCTGCACGCGATTACACGAACTTCCTTATATTTGCACAAACCCAACCAGCATGGCCAAAAAAGGACCCGACCAGACCTACTTCAGCAACCAGATAAGCGCCATCGCCTACGCGATCAACAAGACAGAAACCTCGGGCCGTTTCCGGGTTTTTGTTTCCGGCAACTTCCTGGTGAAGGACTGCAAGCCAGGCACGACGATGACCTACCGATTTGAGATACAGAACAGGCAAACCGGCCTCTGGACCCAGGAGAACCTGCACCTGCAGATTTACAAGATGGAGGACAGCGCCGGGAGTTTTGAGCTAAATTTTTACACCAATTAAACCAACGACAATGGAAGCGACAGACAGCAAGACGGACCTCCAGGTCCAGCTCGACCCGGACCTGGTCGACGAGAAGCAGGCCGCCGAGCTCCTGGGGATTTCCAGGCGGACCTTTCAAAACAGGTTTTACCTGGGCGATATACCCAGGGACCACTACATCACCCTGGTAACCGGCAAGCGCCGGTACTACAAAAGCCGGCTCCTGGGACAGCCGAAACCAAAAACCAAAAACCGATAAACCGATACACGATGCAACGAACCCTGAAATTTACGACCCCGGTCAACGACCAACGCCACCTGCACGGCCACCTGCTGGTGACCTTCACCCTGAGCGGCAGCGACATAGAGCTGCAGCGGATCGAATACGAGGAGGCCTACAGGACCAGCAAGCGAGCGGAGATCACCTGGATGATCCAGGAGCACGCCCCTGCCCTTTTTCAAACCCTGGAAGCGATGGCAGCCGACCTGGTAGCCACCAACAGGATACCGGCCAAGGGACAGAAAATCAGGGAGGAGGACATATGAGACTAATTTATAACATCCTAGCGGCGGGCCTGGTAACCAGCATTTTCTTACTTCTCCGGTTTGCCTGGAAGGCGCACCGGGAGATGGTAACCGAGGACCGGGGAGAGCTGGACCAGAAAGCCAGGGACCTGATCAAGTGCAGCTACGATATCAGGGAGCACATACACCGAGCCGACACGACCGCCGAGCTGAACGAGTGCAGCCGGGAAGTTACCTGGCTCCTGGACACCTTCACGGAGATCTGCGACCCGGAAACCCTGGACCGGCACCGGGTCCGTCTCCAGGACGCGATGGACGATAAGGCCTCCCGGATCGCGGCCAAGAATTAGAAACTTTTTTAAACACGAATAAAAACGACCCACACATGGACATCAACGTTAAGATCACGATCGCCCTAGACCCCAGCGCCGAAGCAGGCCTGGAAAAATTAGTAAAAGCCTTTGGCCGACCCCAGGCAGCCGACCTGGACAGACTTCTGCAGGCCATTAACGGCCTGGATGAACTGAAAAGAAAAGCGGAGGAGAGGCGCCCGGATTTCGGCAAACCGGCTGAATTCAAAAGCGAAGCCGGCTGGACCGACACCGGCGAAACCCTGGACAGCGTGGACCAGGTAGCGGAGACCCCGGCACCACCACCGGCCAAGGAAAAACGCAGCCACAAAAAGAAAGAAGCGCCCAAGGTGGAGGAGCCCCTGGAAACCGGCGAGACCTACACCCCAGGCTACGACCAACCCAGCGCCAACGGCCTGGAGATAGGCCTGGAGACGATCCAGGAGCTTAGCCGCAAAAAGGCCCAAGCCGGCAAGGCCAAAGGGATCAAAACCCTCCTGGCCGACCTGGACCTGGCCAAGATCAGCCACCTGCAGCCCAAGGATTACGCGGCCTTTTACAGCAAACTGGAAGCACTATGAGCAACGGGCACGCCCTTCTGTCCCCGAGCAGCGCCCACCGCTGGCTGGTCTGCACACCGAGCGCACGGATCGAAGCCGAGCAACCGGACCGCCCCAGCGAGGCAGCGGCAGAAGGAACCCTGGCTCATAGCATTAGCGAGATTTTAATACGCCAGGAAATCCTGGGAGCCGACGCCGGCATAACCGAGCTGGAGCTCCAGGCCTGCCAGGCGGACCCGCTATACAGCGAGGCGATGCTGGAGGACTGCTACACCTACGCCGACTTCGTGGCCGAGCGATACCACAGCGCCAAGGACCCGGTTATTTTTCTGGAGGACAAACTGGACCTGCGGGAATACGCGCCCGAGTGCACCGGCACCGGCGACGTTGTCCTGGTCACCCACCAGGTCCTGGAGATGATCGACCTGAAATATGGCAAGGGCGTCCTGGTGAACGCAGCCAGGAACAAGCAGCTGATGCTTTACGGCCTGGGCGCCTATTTGAAGTACGGGTTTTTATATGACATCACGATCGTCCGGTTAACGATTTACCAGCCGAGAATTCAGAACTTCTCGAGCTGGGACATTTCAACCGACGAGCTCCTGAGATGGGCGATCGACGAGCTTAGACCACTAGCGGCCAAGGCCTACGCCGGCGAGGGAGACCTGGTAGCGGGCGATCATTGCCGGTTTTGCCGCATAGCGGCGACCTGCCGGGCCAACGCAGCACGCAACCAGGCGACAGCAGCGGCAGCCTTCCAGGAGCCGGTAGAGCTTACCCCGGAGGAGATCAGCACGGTCCTGACAGGGGCCCTGGCCCTGGAGAACTGGCTAACGGCCGTGAAGGAATACGCCCTGGACCAGGCCGTGAATCACGGGACAAAATGGCCAGGCCTAAAACTGGTGGAAGGAACCGCCCGCAGGATCATAACCAGCACGGACCAAGCAGCCGTTAAGTTGATCCAGGCAGGCCACCAGCCCGAGGACATCTACAAACCAAAAGCCCTACGCGCCCTGGGAGAGCTCGAGAAGCTGGCCGGCAAAAAGAAACTGGCCGAGCTTTTAACGGGCATCCTGGTCAAGCCGGAAGGCAAACCAACCCTGGCACCGCTGGAGGACAAGCGACCAGCCTGGCATAGCGCCACAGCGGCAGCCGGACATTTCACCACCGAAAAATCAGACGACTAATGGAGAGCGCAAACAAAGCGATGTGGATGGGCGACCGCCTAGCCAACGCCAACGCCAACGACCCGAAGCCAAAAACCCTGTCCACCGGACGGACCGAGGACTTCCTGGAAAAGTTATCCACGACTTTCATGGAGGACTTCACCAGCGACGAAAGATCAATTATATTAGCTGCCCTCCGGGACCGGGCGGACCAACGCCGGCACCAGGAGATCAAGGAGAACGAGGCCCGGATCATGGAGCACCAGGCCTACATTAAGAACCTGAGCCAGCTCAATTTTTAGTTTTGTAACCCCTTTTTTTAAAACGATAAAAACGTAAACATGTCAAACACGACGACCACACAGCCCACGATGATCACGACCAACCTGGTCCGTTTCAGCTACCTGAAAGTTTTCAAGGCCGAAAGCATTGAAGGCAGCGATCCCAAGTTTTCCACCGCGATCCTGATCCCCAAATCGGATAAGGCCGGAGTGCTGAAAATCCAGAACGCGATCAAGGCAGCGATCGAGGCCGGCAAGACTACCAAATTCGCAGGCAAAACCGGAGGCCTGAAACTTCCACTAAGGGACGGCGACACGGAGAAACCGGACGACACGACCTACGCAGGTATGTATTTTTTGAACGCCTCAGCCAAGACCAAGCCAGGGATCGTGGACAAAGATGTCCAGGAAATCCTGGACCCCACAGCCGTAAAGAGCGGCGACTGGGGCAAGGTGAACCTGACCTTTTACGCCTTCAACACCAACGGCAACAAGGGCATCGCAGCGGGCCTGAACCACCTGCAGAAAATCAAGGACGGCGAGGCGCTGGGAGGACCCCGCGTATCCGCTGACGAAGCATTTGAGGAAGAAAATGCAGAAGATTACGACTTCCTAGATTAACACCGACGACAAGCAAGCACGGCCTGGAGCAATAGCCTCCGGGCCTTTTTTTCCACCAACAAAAACCAACCGACCAAGATGGGAAAATGCATAGACTTAACAGGGCGAACATTCCACCGCCTCACCGTGATATCCCGCCACGAAAACCGAAACAACAAAGCCCGGTGGCGGGTCCGCTGTGAATGCGGCCAGGAGTCTGTTGTAACCTCCGGCGACCTTAACAGCGGGCACATAAAATCCTGCGGGTGCCACAGCTCCAGAAGGTCGATAGGGAAGCGATCCACGACGCACGGGTGCTCTAAGCACCCCGTTTATGACGTTTGGAAAGAAATGAAAGCTCGATGCCTAAAATCAACACATAAAAACTGGACTAATTACGGCGGGCGCGGCATAACCGTCTGCCAGCGTTGGCTTGACGACTTCCAGAACTTCTGGAACGATATGAGCACCGGGTACCAGGACGGACTGACCCTAGAGCGGATCAACAACAGCGGGAACTACGAACCAGGAAACTGCAAGTGGGCGACAAGAAAAGAGCAAAACAATAATACGAGGGCTAACGTGATAATACCGACCCCCTGGGGACCAATGACCGTCGCCCAGGCGGGTGACCGCGTAGAGGTATCAGCAAGGGCTATCGCCTGGCGCAAAAGGAAAGGCTGGTCAGAGGAGCGGATTTTAAAACCGGCCCGGCCAATAAAAAGAGGAGGCCGACCATGACCGACCTGCACGTAGACATAGAGACCTACAGCGACCTGGACCTGGCCGACGTCGGCGTTTACAAGTACACCGAGCACCGGAGCTTTAAGGTTTTATGGATCGCCTACAGCCTGGACGGAGGACCAACGATCCTGGTCGAAATGAACAGCAAGCCAGGAATTCACTATTCCAATTTTTTAGCCCTTTTGCTTTCCAGGGACTGCACCAAGCACGCCTGGAACGCCCAATTTGAACGGACCTGCCTGGCAAAGCACACCGGTAGACCGATGCACCCCGAACAATGGCGATGCACGATGGTGAAAGCAGCCAACCTGGGACTACCCCTAAGCCTGGAGGTTTGCGCCCGGGTTTTGGACACCCCACCCAAGGACCCCGAGGGAACCAGGCTCATGAAATTATTCTCGATGCCGCAAAAGCCGACCAAGAAAAACGGGAACCGGACACGGATCTACCCGGAGGACGCGCCCGAGGACTGGAAGGCATACGGGGCCTATTGCCAGCGGGACGTGGAGGCGGAACTGGCGATCGACAAAGCAATCCAGCACTACAAGATAACCAGCACGGAGCAACAGCTCTGGAACCTGGACCAGCGGATCAACGACCGAGGCATCCGGGTAGACCTGGACCTGGCCAGGGAGGCCGTAACGATGGACCGGGACCACCGGGAGACCGTGATGGCGGAGGCCAGGGAACTGACCGGTCTGGCCAACCCAGGGAGCCGGCAGCAACTGATCGGATGGCTGGATAGCCAGGGCCTGCAGATGGACCAGCTCACCAAGACGACGGTACAAACCGCGATGACCAGCACGACCGGCGACGTTTACCGGGCCCTGCAACTTAGACAGCAGCTCAGCAAAACCAGCATAGGAAAATACCAGACCATGATCGACGCGGCCGGCAGCGACAGCCGGCTCCGGGGAATGCTGCAGTTTTACGGCGCCAACCGGACCGGCAGGTGGGCCGGACGCCTGGTACAATTACAGAACCTCCCCAGGATTAACATCACCGGCCTGGACACGGCCCGAGAGATCGTGAAGGACGGCGACCAGGAGACCCTGGAGCTGATATTTGACACGGTCCCAGGGACCCTGAGCCAACTAATCAGAACGGCCTTCATACCCGAGGACGGCCAGGTTTTAACGACCCTGGACTTCTCCGCGATCGAGGCCAGGGTGATCGCCTGGCTGGCCAGGGAAGAATGGCTCCTGGACGTTTTCAGGGGCGACGGCCGCGTTTACGAGGCGACCGCCAGCCGGATGTTTAACATCCCGATCGAACAAGTAGACAAGGCAGCCAGGCAACGCGGCAAGGTCGCAACTTTGGCCCTGGGATACCAGGGAGGAGCCGGAGCCCTGATGACGATGGGAGCCCTGGAGATGGGCCTAACCGAGGACGAGCTCGGACCCCTGGTCGTGGCCTGGCGACAAGCCAACCCCAGGATCGTCCGGTTTTGGAAGGCCTGCCAGGACGCAGCGATGGAGGCCCTCCTGACCGGCCACAGCCGGGTGGGACGTTTCCTAACCTTCACCAGGGAACGCGGCACCCTGCACATTATTCTGCCCTCTGGAAGGCGCCTGAGCTATTGGAGCGCCAGGCTCGACCGCGACGGCGGATGGCCCCGGATCAAATACCAGGGAATGAACCAGACCACCAAGAAGTGGGAGTGGGAAGAAACCTACGGAGGCAAGCTGGCGGAGAACATAACCCAGGCGATCGCCAGGGACCTGCTAGCCGACAAGCTCCTACTTTTAGACGACGCCTGCCACGACACCAAGCAACGGATCGTCGCGCACGTTCACGATGAAATTATCCTGGAAGGCAAGGCCGGACACCTGGCCTATTTCCTGGAACTGATGGAGCGCCCGGTTTTTTGGGCGCCCGACCTACCGCTGAGAGCGGAGGGAGCCGAGCAAAATTATTACCACAAATAAAAACAACACGACCATGAACGAAGTAACACGCGACGAAATCCAACAACTGATCAATGTTTTTACCTGGATGGCAGACGGCGTCACCGACGAGGAGACCGCCAGGATTTACAGACATTGTGCCGGGATCGCCGGCACGGTAATCCAGGACCGCAAACCCGCGCCGGAACCAAAGCCGACAGCCCTGAACAGAATCCTGGCCTGGCTGGACGAGAACCACCTGCCGCACGGCAGCTCGGTCCAATGCTGCAGCGACGACGTCGGAATCGACCACCTGCACCTGACCGTACCCAGCAAGGACGGTGGCGTTTACGCCAAGACGATCGACGCCAACGACGACCTGGAAGCAAACCTGGACAAGTGGCTGGCCCGCGTTAAAAAAGAGGAGCGTAGCCGATGAAGATCGTATACCTGGCGCACCCGATAGGCGCATACGGAACAACGACGGTCCAGGACAACCTGGCCAGCCTTCGCCGGATCATTCGGCAGATCAACCTGGAGGAGCCGGACACGGTACCCTTCGCACCCTATTATACCGACGTGGTCAGCCTGGACGACTCGGTCCCCGAGGAGCGGGCACGCGGGATGAAAAACGGCGCTGAGATTTTGCGCCGGGGATTTTACGACGAGCTCTGGATTTGTTCGACCAGGATCAGCAGCGGCATGGAGGCGGAGATAGCGGCAGCCAGGGAGGCGGAGATGCCGGTAAGGCACTACCTGCTACCCTGGGGCCTGGACCCCGAGCGTTACAAACCGCTGACGGCGGAGGACATGATCGCCGGCACCACGATAGTGAAACCCTGGAAGCTGAAGCACCCCAGCAAGATCGACCTGGAGGACCAGGCTAACGACTGGGCCCTGAAGAACCAGATCGAAGCAAGGACCGAGGCTAGCCGGGGACCAAGGGCGACTATCCAGGTGCAGACCGACACCAGCCTGCAACCCAGGTGGAAGGTCCCGCGCTGGCTGGTAAAAGCCCTCCGGTATATTTTCTTTTTACCCCTGGCCCTGGCAGCCTGGGCGATCACGGTCGGGTACATCGCCGGAGAGGGAGGCACCAGCGTCGCCGGACGGGTCGTCGGGGCCTTTTTCGGGTTAGTTTTTCTCCTTATCATTACCGCCTACATTTTTGAATTCAATCAAAAGCACGACAAGCCATGACCAACCAAAAACTAGACATCGCCCTGGGCAAAAGCCGGGAGACGGTCCGATGGAAAAACGAGAAGTGGGAATGGGACGACCTACGGCTCCGCCTGGCAGAAACCCAGCGCACCCACGAAAGCCTGACCGACTACATGAAACTGCCCAAGGGAAAGCAGGACCAGATCAAGGACGTCGGCGGGTTTGTTGGCGGATATTTACGCAACGGCAAGCGAGGGAAGGGGACGGTTAAGCACCGGCAGATTTTGACCCTGGACATCGACCAGGCGGAGCCGGATCTTTGGGACCGGGTAGAGATCGCCCTGCAGGACCTGGAGGCCCTGGTTTATTCCACCCACAAACACAGCATCGAAGCACCCCGGCTCCGACTGGTGATGCCCCTCACCAAGCCGGTCCAGGAGGAGCAATACGAACCCCTGGCCAGGAAAATAGCGGAGCGCCTGGGCATGGATCAATTCGACCAGACCAGCTACCGACCGACCCAACTGATGTACTGGCCGTCGACCGCCAAGGACGGGGAGTTTTTATACCGGCACCAGGGAGGAGACTGGCTGAACCCGGACGACTACCTGGACGAATACCCGAACGGATGGCAGGACACCTCGGCCTGGCCAAGGAGCGCCAAGGAGGCCGAACATGTACAACACGCGATCGGCCTGGCCGGCGATCCCCTGGACAAGCCAGGGATGGTCGGCGCCTTCTGCCGGACCCGCGACGTACACCAGGCGATAGCCGATTTTTTGGCCGACGTTTACGAGGGGACGGACCAGCCCAACCGCTATACGTTTAAGGGCGGAAGCACCAGCGCCGGCCTGGTCGTTTACAATCAGGGCCGGTTTGCCTTCTCCAATCACGGCACCGACCCGGCCTCGGAACAACTTTGCAACGCCTGGGACCTGGTGAGAATTCACAAGTTCGGAGGAGCCGACACCGAGAAGGATGTGGACCTGCCGATCAACCAGAAACCATCGCAAAAGGCCATGCTCGAATTTGCAGCGGCGGACCAGGCCACCAGGATGACCCTGGGACGGGAGCGGATCGCGGCCACCAAGGGAGCCTTTAAGGTGGAGACCGGGGCGGAGGAGGAGCCCGACGACACCTGGATGGCGGGCCTGGACACGACCAAAGGAGGGGACCCAAAAAAGACGATCGATAACATTTATTTGATCCTGGAGAACGACCCCAGGCTGAAGGGACGCCTACGGCGGAACCTTTTCTCAGGGAAGGAAACCGTTGGCGCCGGCGTCCCCTGGAAGGCCGACGGCCAGCTCACCGACGGAGACATAAACGGATTGCTCCACTACCTGGAGCACGCCTACCGGATCGACAGCAAGCCAAAGATTTTGACAGCCCTGGACCTGGTACTACGGGAACACAGCCACCACCCGGTCAAGGATTACCTTAACTGGGCCTTTACGAAATGGGATGGCTTTAGCCGGGTCGAGCGACTCCTGGTCGATTACCTGGGAGCGGAGGACACGGCCTACACCCGAGCCGTGACCCGCAAAACCCTGGCAGCGGCCTGCGCCAGGATACAGGAACCAGGCTGCAAGTTCGACTACGTCCTGACCCTGGTCGGCAAGCAGGGAGCCGGCAAAAGCACCTTTGTTGCCAAGCTCGGCGGGGATTGGTATAGCGACAACCTGCCGACGGTCCAGGGAAAGGAGGGCGCCGAGCAAATCCAGGGCGTCTGGATCATGGAGATGGGAGAGCTGGCCGGGATCAAGAAGGCGGAAGTGGAGATCGTTAAGCATTTTATCAGCCGGCAGGAGGACAGCTACCGACCGGCCTACGGGATCAAGAAGGTGACCTACCCCAGGCAATGCATCTTTATAGGCACCACCAACACCGACAACTTCCTACGGGACTCCACCGGGAATCGCCGGTTTTGGCCGGTTAAAGTTGACCGGAACCAGGCGACCAAGGACCCGGCGACGATCGGAGCGTTTGAACGGGCTCAAATTTGGGGCGAAGCGATGGCCATATGGGCCAACCGGGAGGACATGTACCTATCCAGGGAGCTGGAGGATAAAGCCAGGGAACAGCAGGAGGACCACAGCGAGGAGGACGACAGAACGGCGGACGTTATACGGTACCTGGAGACGCCGATAACCGAGGACTGGGACAGGATGGACCTGGCCGAACGGCGGGCCTTTATAAACGGATACGACGGCATCCGCAAAGGGACGATCGAGCGAACGGTGGTTAGTGTTGCGGAGATTTGGGCGGAGGCGCTGGACGGGGACAAAAAAGGAATGAACAACTTTAGTACAAAACCGATCCACGACATCATGAGAAAGCTCCCCGGATGGGAACCAGGGAAGGCCAAGCGACAACGCGGAGGAGTGTACGGGAAGCAGACCGTTTATATACGCAAAAACCTGGAACCGTGACTGGACCAACAAAAACCCTGGACCCGCAAACCAGGACAGACGCCGGACCCGCAGGAACCGCTATAACTTACCAGCGGGTCCAACAGCGGGTCCAGGTCAAAACCAAACCAGGACAGCGATACGAGCCAACGGACCTACTGGAACCACAAATAAATATAAAAATAGATATTGTTTATTTAGGAGGGGAAACGCCCCCGCGAGGCACCCGCGTAACACGTAAATGCGCCCGCGAGAGATTTGGTAATGTTTGCGGGTCCGCGAGGCCAAGGGAAAAACCAACCAAGATGAGCATAGAAAAATGGATCGAGACGAGGCTTAAAATTGAGATAGGGAAGCGAGGCGGACTGGCCCTTAAATTCTGGTGCGTTTCTTTCACCGGGATGCCCGACCGGATGGTTTTGTTACCAGGCACCAGGATCGACTTTATAGAACTGAAGGATGCCGGCAAGCGACCGAACCCCAGGCAGGCATACGTACACCGGCAACTGGCACGCCTGGGTTTCCCGGTACGAACGATAAGAACGCCGGAGCAACTAGCGGATTATTTGGCAAGCATAAAAACAACAGCAAAATGAAAGGACCCGAACAACTACACGAATACCAGCGGCACGCAATACAGCACGCCCTGGACAACCCGGCCTGCGGCCTGTTCCTGGAGATGGGACTAGGCAAGACGATCTCCACCCTGACCGTGATTCAGGAGCTTATGTTTGATCGGTTTGAGACCAGGAAAACCCTGGTGATCGCACCCAAGCGAGTAGCGGCATACACCTGGGGAGCGGAGATCAGGGAATGGACCCACACCTGCCACCTACGGACCAGCAAAATAATGGGCACACCGCAGGAGCGGATAGCGGCGATCAAAAGGCCAGCGGACATTTACCTGATTAACCGGGAGAACCTGGCCTGGCTGATCGAGCACCTGGACAAAGGGAAGGCCTGGGACTACGACCTGGTTATTTTGGACGAGCTAAGCAGTTTCAAGAACGCCGGCTCAAAACGTTTCCGTGCTCTGCGGAAGGTGCGTGGCAAGATCAGCCGGATCATTGGCCTGACCGGCACACCAGCTCCCAACGGACTGCTGGACCTTTGGCCACAGATTTATTTGCTGGACCAGGGACAGCGACTAGGGCAGACGATCACCGGATACCGCAGCCAGTATTTTACACCGGCAGCCATGATGGGGATGATCGTTACCAAGTACGCCCTGAAAAAAGGAGCCGACCAGGAGATACACAACAAGATCGCGGACATTTGCATAAGCATGAAGGCGGAGGATTACCTGGAACTGCAGGGACGGATCGACCTGATACACCCGGTTTATTTGAACCAGGCGCTAGCGGAACGCTACACCGCCTTCGAGGAGGACGCCGTGATGCAGATCGAGGACCAGGAGATCACGGCCGTGAACGCGGCAGCCATGACCACCAAACTGCTGCAGTTTTGCAGCGGAGCGGCCTACAGCCAGGAGGGCAGGTGGGCCTGGATACACGACGAGAAACTGGACGCCCTGGAAGATTTATACGAAGCCGCCGTCGGAAACCCGGTCCTGGTGCTATACCAATACAAGCACGAAGCCGAGCGGATAGCGGCCAGGTTTCCCAAAGCAAAGCTGGGACTGGACAGCCAGGCCGACCTGGACAAGTGGAACCGGGGAGAGATCGAGATGCTGGTCGTTCACCCGGCGAGCGTCGGGCACGGCCTGAACCTGCAGCAAGGCGGGCACCAACTGATCTGGTTTACCTTACCCTGGAGCCTGGAGCTTTACACCCAGGCCGTCGCCCGCCTGGACCGCCAGGGACAAACCAGGATGGTAACCAACACGATCCTGGCCACCAAGGACACGGTAGAGGCCGACGTCGCCCTGGCGCTGACCAACAAGGCGAGAACCCAGGCCAAACTGATGGAAGCCGTGAAGGCCAGGATTAAGGCCGTACAACGCAAAATAGGGAGGAGGGAAACAGCATGAGAAAATACGTGGCCGTTTTCATAATTTTAGGGAAGGGAGAGGACCGAAGCAATCCCCTACCTTTGAAGGAAGCCAGGGAATGGATCGCGGACCGGCAAAAGACATATGCCAACGTTTTGCAGCGGACCCGTTGGCAAGCCTACCTGGAGACAGAAAGCAGACCAGACCTGGCCAAGCCACCAAAAACACGTTAAAAACTAAAGCCATGATAACAAGAAAGCTCTTCCGACAACTTATGTTCATACTCGCGACCGTCGCCGTTTTCCTGATCCTGGGCGCCTACGTTTTCAACTTCAAACCGATCGCGATGTCCGTAAAAACAATTTACACCCTGGGCTTTATTGCCCTGATCGTTTACCTGGCCCTGGGCACGGCAGACGACAAGATTTAAAACCAGCAGCCATGAACAGCAAGCTATTTATCCAGATGACCCTGGAGGAGATCATAGAGGCCTACCCCGAGCGGGAGTTTTTAAGCGCCGACGGATTGGAGGCAGCCGTGATCGGCCTGAAGGGAGACCGCCTGGTATACAGCACCAAGAAGATCATAGAGATATTGCAAACCAGGGACGGCATGAGCGAGGACGACGCCTGGGAGTTTTTCAGTTTTAACATTGAAGGCGCCTACGTCGGGACCAAGACGCCGATCTTCATGGATTAAAAAAAAGGGGCCGGCAGAGAACTGCCAGCCCGTTAACTTTTTCCAATATCCATTAAAATCAAAACATTAACGCCACCCCCACATCCAAACAGGAATAGCCGACAGCAAGATATAAAAAAAGCCGGACTTTTACGCCCGGCCCAAAATACAACCCATGACCCAAGAAAGGTCGACCAGGGCCGAAGATAGGGAGAAATAAACAGCCTGTTGATAAAAAAAGGGGAATTTGTGGACAAACCCGCGTTAATTTGGCACCGATGGAGATAGAAATGATAGCCATAGACCGGATCAAACCGAACCCGGACAACCCGCGCACCATAACCGACGCCAAGTTTAAGCAACTGGTCCAGTCGATTAAGGACTTCCCGGAGATGCTGAAACTACGCCCGATCGTCGTCAACCAGGACGGCATGGCCCTGGGCGGGAACATGAGGCACCGGGCTGCAAAAGCAGCGGGACTGAAGCAGGTCCCGGTCGTTCGGGCGGAGCACCTGACGGAGGCACAACAGAAGGAATTTATTATCAAGGATAACGTTGGCTTTGGAGAATGGGACTGGCACCAGTTAAGCGAGGCCTGGGACCTTCCGGCCCTGGAGGCCTGGGGCCTGGACATACCAGAGATGGCCCTGGACCTGCCCGAAGTTAAGGAGGACGGATACGACGTCCCCGATGACCTGGACAGCGAAGTGAACCCAGGCGACCTGTTCCAGATCGGGCCCCACCGGCTGATTTGCGGGGACAGCACAAAGGGATCTACCCTGGCCAGGCTGATGGCAGGCAAGCAGGCCGACATGGTGCTGACCGATCCACCCTATAACGTGGACTACGAGGGCGGGACCGGCATGAAACTGCAGAACGACAACATGAGCGATGGCGCCTTTTACGAGTTTTTACTGGCAGCCTTCCAGACCGCAGCGGAGCACACGAGGGACGGCGGAGCCTGGTACGTATGGCACGCAGATAGCGAGGGCCTGAACTTCCGCCGGGCCTTTAAGGACAGCGGCATCCTGATGAAACAGACCCTGGTATGGGCCAAGAACGCCCTGGTGATGGGACGCCAGGACTACCAATGGCGCCACGAGCCCTGCCTATACGGCTGGAAACCAGGAGCGGCCCACTACTTCGTGACCGACCGGACCAACACCACCCTGATCGACGACAAGGCCGACTACCACAAAATGACCAAGGCAGAACTGCTGAAATTCGTCGACGAGATCATGGCGGAGGAGACCAAAACCACCGTCCTATACCACAATAAACCACAGCGGAACGACCTGCACCCAACGATGAAGCCGGTCGTTTTGATGGGAGAACTTATACAGAACAGCAGCCGACCAGGCCAGCTGGTCCTGGACCCCTTCGCGGGAGCAGCCAGCACCCTGATCGCCGGGCACCAGCTACGCCGAACCGTTTACCTGGCGGAGCTCGACCCGAGATACTGCAGCGTGATATTAGATCGGGTGCGTAAATTCGCCCCGGAACTGGAAATAAAACGAATTACCGATGGCCACGAATTTAACTGACGAGGGGAGGGAAAAGGGGCGAGCCAAAAACCGTAACAAGAGTGACGCCTTAAAAAAGGCGATGCTCGAGGCGCTCAAATCCACCCTGGGCGTGGTTACCCCAGCGGCGGAGATCACAGGGATCGCCAGGGAATCCCACTACCGATGGTACGAAACCGACAGCAAATACCGGAAGCAGGTCGACAGCATTAAGGATATCGCCCTGGACTTTGCCGAATCGAAGCTCCACCAATCGATCAAGGGAGGCAGCGACACGGCTAACATCTTCTTTCTGAAAACCCAGGGCAAGCGCCGAGGGTATATCGAGCGGAGCGAGATCGAGATGAGCGGAGGGATGAACGTTAACTGGAGCGAAACCAAGACATACGATGGTACTGACCAAGAAGCAAACCCAGGGGATCGACACCCTGGAGGACCGGAGGACTAGGGAGCTCTACTTCGGCGGAGCTGCGGGCGGAGGGAAATCCGCCCTGGGAAGCTATTGGACCGCCAAAATGGCGATCAAGTACCCAGGGACCCGCTGGCTGATAGGGCGATCGGAGCTTAAGAACCTGAAAGCAACCACCCTGGTAACGTTTTTTGATGTGGCCAGGAAGCAGGGCCTCACAGCAGGATACCACTACCGATACGCCGAACAGGCGGGCATCATACACATAGCCAACAGCAGCCAAATCGTTTTAAAAGATCTGTTTGCCTACCCGGCAGACCCGAACTTTGATAGCCTGGGCTCCCTGGAGATCACCGGAGGATTTATCGACGAGGCGCCCCAGGTGACCGAGAAAGCCAAGGGCATCGTGATATCCAGGATACGATACCGGCTCAAGGATTACTGCCATATTTGTGCCAACCAGGCCCGCAAAACGATCCTGGAGATGGACCACAACGGCGAGCCGACCCTTTGGCTTTGCGCCGGCAAGACACCCCACCGGACCAGGGGCCTGATACCCAAGCTCCTGATGACCGGAAACCCCAGCAAGAACTGGGCTTATTACCAATTTTACCAGGCCTCAAAGGAGGGGACGATCCGGGAGGACCGTCAATTTATCCAGAGCCTGGTGACCGACAACAAGCATATCCCCGCAGAATACATCAAAAGCCTCCAAAGCCTGGACCGCAATAGCAGGGAGCGACTCCTTAACGGCAACTGGGAATACGACGACGACCCGGCAACCCTGATAGAATTCGAGAAAATACTGCAGATTTACAAGAACCACCACCTCCTGGAAGGGGAGCGATGGATCACGGCCGACGTGGCCAGGTTTGGGAAGGACAGCACGGTAATCGGCGTCTGGTCCGGTTTCCGGGTCAAGATTTACCGATATCACGGGCTCAAGACGACGGAAGTGACCGAGAAGATACGCCACCACCAGCAGGAGAACGGCATCCCGAGCACCAGGGTGATCGTTGACGAGGACGGTGTGGGCGGAGGCGTTGTGGACGAGACCGGATGCCGGGGCTTTGTGAACAACAGCACCCCGATCGGGGCGGAGAATTTCAACAACCTAAAGAGCCAATGCTACTTCAAGCTGGCCGAACGGATCAACCAGGGAGGCCTTCTCGTGGAGAACGCGGACGACCACACCAAAAGCCTGATAACCGAGGAGCTCGAGCAGGTCAAGCAGGACAAAATGGACTACGACGGCAAGCGCCAGGTGGTCCCCAAAAATAAAGTTAAGGAGCTGATCGGACGCAGCCCGGATTACAGCGACATGCTGATGATGCGGGAACTTGGCGAGCTGGTCAGCGTGCCCGATTTTTTTATCCTTTGAACCAGCAAACATGGCAACGATCATAGAGGAAATTATTAAACAGTTTAGAGGCTCAAGCAACGGGAACGGCAAGCACCAGGCACCCCAGGAGGCCAAAAGCCTGGACCCGACCAAGGCGCAATACGACATGAACATACCGATCAACGCGGCCGCCGTTGGGAGTTACGGGCAGGGAGCGTTTGTGAAGGCCTACACCAACAGCTCGGACCTTTACAGCGTGGTAACTTTCCTGAACCGGAAGATGGCCAGCCTGCCCTGGTACGTTTACGAGGTGAACAAGACAGCGGATGCCATGAAGATGCTACGCAAATACAAGGACCGGACCAAGAACCCGATGAGCCAAAAGGCCTGGAACGAGGCGATGACCTGGCGCAAAGCAGCCTATGACGAGAACGCTATCCTGGACGACGGGGAAGGCCTGGGACGCCTTATCGCCAGGCCCAACGCTCACCAGGGGCAGGATCAATTCATGGAGTCGGCCTTTGGGTTTTACAACCTGAGCGGCGAGGCCAACCTTTACGGCAACAGCGGCCTGGACGTGACGGCGGAGATCGTCGAGATGGAGGTGCTGCCGACCCAGTACGTGATCGACTACTACGACCCCAAGGACCTATATGGCATCCTGGCCCACGCCCTGGAGGCCAACGGGCGCATACCGATAGCCAAGGAGAACCTGATGCGCTGGAAGAACTGGACCCCGGAATTCGATGCCCAAACCAGGATACACATGAGAGGGATCAGCATCGTGCGCGTCGGCTGGAACACCTACATGATGAACGAGAACGGTGCCAAGGCGATGGCAGGGATGCTGAAAAACGGAGGCAGCAAGGGAGCCCTGACCCCGGTGCCGGTGGGCAACCAGGTCACCCGCCTGGACAAACCCCAGCTCGACGCAGCCAGCCAGTCGGTTAACGCCAGGTTTAACGGCCTGGAGAACGTGAACACGATCGGCGTCCTGGCCGGCCCTTACGACTATTTGAACTTCGGCCTGAACGCCGTAGACATGGAAATAATACCCGTTATGAACCTGACCCTGCACCAATGGTGCCGGATGCTCGGGCTCCCGACGGTCCTATTTGACGCGGAGCACACCAGCGACAACAACTACCAAAACGCCCTGCGGGACCTGATGACCAACACGGTCATCCCCAGGATGTCCAGTTTCCGCGATCAGCTAAACAAGTGGCTCCTCCCCAGGTTTAAGGCGGAAAACAAATACTTTATTGATTTTGACGCCTCCGGTTTGCCCGAGCTGCAGCGAGACATAGAGAAGCTCGTGAACAGCCTGCGGAACGCCTACTGGCTGACCGAGGACGAGAAGCGGATCGAGATGAACCGCGAACCCCTGGGCGGAGTTTACGCCACCAGCCTGGTCCCAGCAGGGATGACCCTGATCGAGCTGGTAGGCCAGGACCTGCAGCCGACCGAGGACGAGATGCGGCAGGGAGACGGCGATCCAGGAAACCCAGGAGAAGTGGAGACCGACGATAACGAGACCGATCAAACCAAAAACGTACCCTATTGACACCCAGGGAGCGCCGGGACCTTTGGCCAGCCGTAATGTCCCGGTTTCCCAGGCTGGAATCGGAAGCCAGGTGCAGGATGGAGCGGGACGCCCGCAACCAGGCCAGGGAGAGCTACCTTAAAACCCTTTACAACGCCATAAACGGACAGAATGCGAATAATAACAGTTTACACCAAGGACGGACACATTAGGACCTACGAGCTACGGACCGAGGAGGACGGCATGGGCGCGAGCGATGCTGGCAGCCTGGAGATCGCCGGCTGGATACACGACTACGAGGAGACCAGGATAGCGACCGACAGCGGGTACATTACCAGCAAGGAGACCCTCCGGGAAGTACGGGTCCTGGCCGTTTTTGCAGCGGCGAACCTTAGCTTTTACGAATTAACCGACGAGATAAAGTGAACCAGGCACAACGACGAGACTACCTACGGCGAGCGGAGCGGATGACCAACAAGCTGATACGAAAATACCAGCCGTTGATCAAGGCGCACCTGGATGCCCAGGCCCAGGATGCGATCACCCTGGTAGAGCGGGGAGGGCCGGAGGCGATCAACCAGCTGGACCCGACCGCCTGGGTGATGCCGTTAATGGAGACCTACCGCCGGATGTTCAGCGAATCTTTTACCCAGGCAGCCAACGCCACCTACGCCTCAGCCAGGAGGCTCAAGCAAACCCCAGGCATGGGACGAGCCGATGACTGGACCCTTTATGTCCAGGACTGGCTGCGGCAGAACGGCCTGAAACTGGTCGTGACGATCACCGGCAACAGCCGGGACCACCTGATAGACGTCGCCAATCGGACGATCCAGGCCGGCATAGGCAAGGGCCTCGGCGCCAGGGACATACAACAGATGATCACGACCAACCTGGCCAATGAAGGATACACATATTCCGGTTTCCGGGCCCTCCGGGTGGCCAGGACGGAGACCATAAGGGCAGCCAACGAGGGCCATATGAAGGGAGCAGACGCCCTGCCCTTCCTCACCAACAAGACCTGGATAGCGGCGCACGACGCCAGGACCAGGAAAATACCCGAGGATGAATGGGATCATTGGACCCTGGACGGCATGGTAGTGGACTCCGAGGAGCCGTTTAAGGCCAGGAGCAAATCTGGAAGGGAGACGGAAGCCATGATGCCAGGAGACATCAACTGCCCCGCCGGATTTACGATCAACTGCCGGTGCCGCGTGGCCCTGATAGGCAAAAGGGACGCCAACGGCAGACTGATCATGAAGCCGGACAACTACCAAGCGAGACCCAGGGGATCAGGCGTACCGCCGGTGCAGATTGTCCCAAGCGGGACGGCCCCAGCAGCCCAACCCGTGCCCGTAGCGACCGCCCCCAGGCCAACAGCACCCAAGCCACCACCCAAGCCGAAGCCGGCACCAGCCAAGCCAAAACCTGTCCCGAAACCGAAGCCGGTGCAGACCAACTGGATGAAATTAACCCCTGAGTTAAAGAAAAAAATATTTGTCGAGGACGACTACGGCAGCCAGGTCGAGCTGTGGGAAATGGAGGCCGAGCTAAAGAAGCGAAACATTACCCTGGAACAATTTATCAACCTGGGCGGAGGACTGCCCCAGGCCAACACCAAGCTGCACCGGATCAGCATAACGATGAACGGGAGGAGAAACTACTTTAACCTGCAGGTCGACACCGACATGCATACCGCCCAACGATCCGTCGACCTGGACAACCGGAAGATGGACAACGATCTGCTGAAAGTTACCAAGGGATCGCCCAAGGGAACCGGGCTAAACCTGTTTTTGAACCAGGTAGAGAACGCCCGAGCGGCGGGATTTAAGGAAATGAAGGTGTACGCAGCCGGCGACGTGAACAATGACGTTTACAACGGATACTATACCTGGGCCCGGTTTGGATACCACACCAACGACGAGTACACCCAAAAATATATGGCTCTGATACAGAGGGCACCAGGGAGGCCAAGTACGATGTTTGATTTAATGAGCACCAAGGAAGGACAAGACTGGTGGAGGCAAAACGGACGATCCTGGGCGGGAGAATTCGACCTACGAACAGGCAGCAAGAACATGAAACGATTGAAGGAATACGCAGCCGCCCAGGGGAAAACCCCGCCGTTTTAAGCGAGGGCCCGGTCGGCCTTAGCGTAGATTTCCGACATAGGCAGACCGCGATGTTTCAGCGCCCAGGCCTGGACATCCTTGTACATAGACGCGACCAGCTCGTCCCGGTTTTCCCGGAGGAGGCGGGAGGCGGAGAGACGACGGGACCAGGTGAGCTTTAAATTGCAGGCAACGGAGAGTGACATAGGCCAAAGTTTAGGCCCTAAATATACGAATAACCGCGTTTTGGAGGCAGCGTTAATAACCTGTTGATAAATTCCGGGACCCAAAAAACGGGG